GTAAGTGAGTAAGAAGTCCCACCAGACAATTTCTAACTTTCTCAAAAAAACTAATCATGGCTACTCCTCCTGATGTTGCCTTGCAACGCTTAGGCCAGATTAAGGGTGCCGCTTCTACGTGGGGCCCTGGCCTGAATGGCGTCGATGCAGACCGCGCCATGTTCCTTCGCCTTGGAAGTTCCGAGGTGTTGGATGCGTTCATGACCAATTGTGTATTTAAGGGCAAAACTCGCGAAAGAAATATTCGCGGAGGCCGCAGTGTTGCATTTCCAATTACTGGGAAAATGGGTGCAAGGTTCCACCAACCTGGAACTCAAATTTTAGGGCAAGGTAACGACCCTAGTGATATTAATCAGCGGGTGATTGAGCTCGACGCTTTGATGATAGCCGACGCGGCTATTTATCAAGTAGATGAGTTGATGAATTTCTACGATATTCGTCAGATCTATACAACCGAATTAGGCCGTGCATTAGCCTACGAGTTCGATAAGCGTGTTGCGCGCATCCTGTACGCCGCCGCTAGTAATACAACAGAGCCTCTTGCCAAGAATCCTCTGAATGCTGGAAGGACAGGCCAGCTCATCGATCTCGGTGACGACGCTGCAACTTTTGACGCCAAAACACGTCAAGCTCGTGGCGATATGTTGGTTGATGCCATCTTCGATGCCCGTGTTGGCTTCGAGACTAAAGATGTCAGCATCGACAACATGTATGCGGTGTTCTCTCCTGACGATTACTACTGCATCACGCAGTCATCGCGTGCGATCAATACTGATTTCAACGGTGGCGGTGGTAACGGCACTATCGCTAACGGCACCACTGCAAAAGTCGCTGGCATTCCTCTGTATTCCAGCAACCACGTCACCCAGCCTGCTTATACATTAGTGGCTGGAGATGTGAACCCTGATTACGCTCAGGATCTGTCCAAGGTTCGTGGCTTTGTCTTCCACCGTGACGCTGTTGGTGTTGTGTCTCTTCTGAGCCCTTCATTGCAACTCACAGGAAACGAGTTCCGCGTTCAGTACCAGTCCGATCTGATGGTCGCCCGTCAGGCTCTTGGAATGGGTCAGCTTCGCGCTGAGTGTGCTTGCGCCATCTCTGTCTCCTAAGCTGACTTAGGAGATGGGGAGCAAGGGGTCAGGGAGCTGGCCCCTTTTTTCATGCGCCATAGACTATGTGCAACGTCCCCGTAGTTGTCCATGGGCATAGTTCAACAGACAAGAGCGCCAGGTCGAACGACATTGCTAGACGCGGTGAATATCTGCCTGGAGAACATTGGGGAGCAGCCGGTAGATAGCCTCGAAAACGAACAGATTCAAGACGCCAGGGTTGCCGAAAGGACTCTTCTTGAAGTGCATAAGCAAGAGCAGGTTCGTGGCTGGAGCTGGAATAAGGAGTACGCCTATCCCTTCTCCAGGGACTCGCTTGGTCAGATCCGAGTACCTGAGACGGTGGTCGAGTTCAGCCCAAACCCATACGAATGGAATGGCCGGTTTCAGCTAAGGGGTTCAAGGGTTTACGACCTTTTGAACAGGACGTATCAGATGGATCCAACCATCAATCAAATAACGGCGGATGTTGTTTGGATGTTGTCTTGGGACGACGTGCCAGAGGCGTTCAATCGTTTCGTCACGATCAGGGCAGCTCGCGTTTTTTCTGATCGGACGTTGGGATCTGAAGCCTTGTTCAAGTACACGTTGAAAGATGAACAGGACGCCCAAGCGTTGCTGATGCAAATGGAGCTGACGCAAGAAAGCCCAAACATGCTGACCGGCAACTATTCGTTCCCGACATACCAGCCTTCAAATGGATTGATGAACCGTCGAGTTTCAACTGGCTCTTCAATCTTCTAATGAAAAACATTGCGTTCACAATCCCGAATTTAATTCAAGGGGTTTCGCTCCAGCCGGATGCGCAGCGTGACCCAAGTCAAGGTGCAATACAAATCAATGGCGTCTCCTCGATTGCGGAAGGATTAAGGAAGCGCGACAGCAGCAGAACCCTTGCCAAGGTCAGCGACACACCTTTTGGCGATGCGTTTTTTCATACGATTCTTAGGGACCAGCAAGAGGAATACATCGCTGTTATTACCAGCAATGGGGTTCAAGTATTTGACCTAGCTGGGAATCCAGTCAATGTTGTTCAAGACTCTGGCGCTTACAGCTATTTGAGCGGAGTTACTGATGCACGTCAGCAGATTCGGGCCGTAACAATTGCTGATTTCACATGGATCAGCAACACAACAAAGGCCACAGCAATGGACTCGGCCACAGCGCCAGTCAGCAGCAGGCCACCTCATGAGTGTTTGGTTTGGATTAAGCAGGCTGCTTATGGCAACGAGTACGTCCTAAACATCAACGGGTTTGAAGCCACTGTCCAGACCCCTGTAGCCCCAGTGGTTAGCAATGGTTCAACCGTCACTGAGAACAGAATCAGTAGTGAAGAAATTGCAGAGCAACTGATAACAGCGCTGGGCACCGCTGGCCTGACGGGCTACACGCTTGAACAATCAGGCTCAGTGATTTGGGTTTGGGGAACAAGCCCAATAACGGTCAAAGCAACTGATGCCAAAGCAAACAGCACGATTACTGCAATTCTTGGCGAAGTTCAGGCTTTTATCGAACTGCCAACAATTGCCCCTGAGGGCTATCAGGTCGAGATCACAGGAGATCCGGGGACCGCATTCGATAACTACTACGTCGAGTTTGAGCCTCGCAGCGGAACATTTGGCGAAGGAGCCTGGGCTGAAACGGTAAGCCCTGGTGTCGAGTACAAAGTTGATCCACTAACGATGCCTCACGTCCTGATTAGGACGAACTCAACTCCACTGTCGTTTTGGTTTGGCCCGGTAAATGGCCAAACGGTAAACGGCATCCCTGATGGAGTCCCTGAATGGGGGCAACGTACTGCTGGCGATTACGACACAGCTCCTGATCCTTCATTCATTGGTTATGCGATTAACGACATCTTTATCTACCAGAACCGGCTTGGATTCTTGGCTGATGAAAACGTTGTCCTCAGCAGAGTTCGAGAGTTCTTTGAGTTTTTCCCTGAGACGGTTACGACTGTTCTGGATACTGACCCTATTGATGTCATTGCTAGCAATAACCGTGTTTCGGTCCTTCGCTACGCAGTTCCTTATCAAGACGAGCTGATCCTCTTTTCCAGTCAGATCCAGTTCAGATTTAACGCTGCTGAGACTGTCCTGACTCCAGCGACAGCGCAGATCACAGTGCTGACGCAGTTCGATGTTGATGTTGAGGTGAGGCCACAGCAGGCAGGCGGTGGCATCTTTTTCATGCAGTCCAACGGCCAATGGTCGCAGATGCGTGAATTTGCTGTGCGGGGTGCAGGAACAGCGTTGACTGCCGATGCTGCGGACTTGACTGGCTACGTCAGCTCATACATCCCTGACGAATGCTTCAAGCTCACAGTCAATGACGCTGGAAATTCGGCGTTCCTGATCAGCTCCAGGTACGGCGCGGATGGAATTGACTACCGCAAACGGATCTATACATACAAATGGTTCCTGCGAAATACGGGCAGCGGTCCTGAGCGTGTACAGAACAGCTGGAGTTATTGGGAATTTGGGGCAGACGAGGTTCTTCAGGTCGTTTGCATCAGGGAGATTCTTTATTGCTTAATGCGTTATGGCGACAAGGTTTATTTAGAAGCCATATCCGTTCTTGATCGAGCGGAGGAACCCAGCAACGGGTTGCTGCCAGTTCTTCTCGACAGGCTTGTAAGCAGCACTTCAGCGACTCCAGTTGCACTAAAGATTGCGCCAGGCGTTTACAGCGAGCAAACACGCGAGACCACATTCACCTTGCCTTATGTCGCCACAAACGAGATTCAGATGTGGTCGGCTTATAACAACAGTGGAAGCGGCAAACCTGGCCCAGTCCTTTTGGGTTCAACATTGTCTGGCACGACAATTACGGTAAGAGGTGATTGGTCAGCAGCAGACGTTTGGGCTGGAGAGAAGTACGAATTTCGTTATCGCTTTTCGCGCTTCAAGTTGATGCAAGATATTGGTGGCGGTAAAGCGCCTCGAAACGTGGTTCGGACCCAAATCCGACAGGCAAAGCTGGGTTATCACGAAACAGGTTTTTTTCAAGCAAAGACAATGCCGGAGCATCGCTCTCCGGGCCTTTATACCTTTGATGCAACAGTCTTGGCAGTTAGGGAATCAAAGATTGGGGACACGTCTCCAATAACAGAGTCACAACAGCGTTACTACGAGGGCGTATTCAACATTCCGATTATGGGTCGTGGTGATCGCGTCCTGGTGGAGCTGTTGAACGACACTCCGCATCCGTGCAAGTTTTCAACTTGCGAATGGATCGGTGGCATGACCAGCCGTTCAGGGGCGAGCTGATGCAGTGGATCATGGAGCCATCGGTCAGTGATGCCATGGCGATTGCCGATAACCTCAGACCAGAAGACGCCACTGAGGTAATGCTGAGTCATGGGATGAGTCCACACGAAGCGGTTAAATCCAGCTATTGCGACTCAGATATATGCCGTGGGATTGCAAGCGATGAGGGTGTTCCTGTTGGTCTCTGCGGGGTCACAGACCATCGCATTTGGATGCTGGGAACTCCTGGGCTGACAGCAACACGTAGGGGCAGGTGGCAGTTAATCGTTGAAGGGCGAAAATGGGTAGACAGTTGCTTTGAAGAAGTGGGTGGACCGCTGTTTAATCAGGTGTATTCCAAGAACGCTGAGTCAATTCGTTGGTTAAAGATGCTTGGTTTTACCGTTGATATTCCCAAGCCAATTGGGAAGTCTGGCGCTTTGTTCTGTGATTTCTGGAGGAACAGCTGATGTCCTTTTCTTCTTTTGCAAGTGCCGGCGGAGCAGCAGCCGCGGCTTCAACGGCAGGGGGTGCTGCCGCTAGTGGTGGGCTTGGTTCATTGCTTAGTAGCGCAGCGGGCGGTCCTGTCGGCTTGGCCTTAGGGGGCCTCCAGTTTGGCCTCGGGCTACTGACAAACAGTGCAAATAACAAAGCCAAGCAACAGGATTATCTAAACCAAAC